GCCGGCGCTGTAGTTGCCCGAGTTGCCGGTGGCGCCGGTGGCGCCGGTGGAGCCAGCCCCGCCGGCTGCGCCGTAGGCGCCGCCCGTGCCGCCGGCGCCGCCCGTGCCGCCGGTGCCGCCGGTGCCCGCGTTGGTGCCGCCGCCGGCGCCACCGTTGCCGGGCGAGCCGCCCGAGCCAGCGACCGCCGAGCCGTCATAGCCCTGGCCGCGCCCGCCCGCGCCACCCGCGCCGCCCGAGCCGCCGCCGCCGCCGCTGGTGATGGTGGTGTCGTAGTGGTAGCGGGCGATCTGGTAGTGGTCCGTGAACACCTGATCGCCGGCCTCGCCGCTGCCGGTGGAGGTGGTGGTCACATAGGAGCCGGTGGTGTAGGTGTAGCCCCCGGATCCCAGCGAAGTCGTGCCGTTGGTGCCGATCAGCCCGCCCCACCGGAACTCCCAGGTGCTGCTGCCCTGCACATGGCTGACCTCGTAGGAGCCGATCGAATAGGCCGGCCCCTCGTTCACCTGCGTCTGGTAGTAGCCCTGGCCGCCGGTGCCGCCGGTGCCGCCCGCACCGCCCTTGCCGCCGCCGCCACCGCCGCCCTTGAGCTGGCTGCCCGAGCGGGCAATCAGGGTCACGGTCTGCCCGGTGTAATTGGCCTTGACCGCATCGCCGCCGCGGCCGCCCGCGCCAGCCGTGCCGGCCAGCCCGCCGGCGGCCAGCACCGCGCCGTACACGTCGATGCTGATGCTCGAGCCGGACGGAAACTGCCCCACGTCCAGCGCCGGGGAGGCGGGGTTGGACGAGGTGCACGAGACGCCAGGCTCGACGACGACGCGGAACGTGCCGGCCGAGGCCGGGTTGCCGCAGATGGTCTTGGCGACCGCGTTGGCGATGTTCGAGCGCACCAGGGCCGCGCCGCGCGCCGCGCTCAGGGTCACGGTGCCGGCCGGCTGGTTCGTGAGCCGGCGCAGCGCCGCCACCGCCAGCAGCGACGGGATGGCCGCGCCGGCGGCGTAGCCCAGCTCGGCGCGCAGCATGTCCCCGGTGACGGTGCCGGTCAGCGGGATCACCGGCGGCGCTCCAGCAGGCGCACGCGCTCGGTCAGGTCGGCCAGCTCGGCGCGCAGCTCGCGGTTGTCCTGCGCCAGCGCGATCGCGGCCACCAGGGCGGCGTTCTGGTACGACACGGCCAGCATGCCGTCCGCGCCGGTGCTCACCGCCTGCGGCAGCACCTCCTTGAGGCTCTGCGCCGAGACGCCCACCTCGAGGGTCTTGCGGCCCTTCTTGCGGTAGATGCCATGCTTGACATCCGCCAGGCGGGCGATGAAGTGCCGCGGCAGCGCGCGCCAGCCCGATTTCAGCCGCTCGTCCGAGGTCAGCGCAAGGTCGGTGCCGCTGAGCACGCCCGTGGCGGTGAAGTTGCCGTTGGTCTGGTCGAACGTGAAGCGATCGGCCGTGACCGTGCCGGTGCCGTCGGACTGCGCCAGGGTCAGCTTGCCGCTGGTCATGTGGAACAGCGCCGCGGCCGCGCCGGTGCCGGTCTTGGCGACCTCCAGCTTGGGGTCGCCGCCGTCGATCGCCGCCATGTAGGGGAAGATGCCGGCCAGCGCCGTGCGGAAGTCCGCCGCCAGCGGCCCGTGCACGACGACGGCGCCGGCGGTCCAGCTCTGCGCGGTGGTGCCGTCCTGGCCGCGCAGCACGTTGCTCATGGCGCCGTTGCCGGCCGCCCGGGTGCCGACCTTGATGACCTCGCGCGCGCCGGTGCTCGGGTCGATCAGGGTCGCCTTGAACCAGTTGAGCGGGGTCGTCCAGTTGGAGGTGTTGCCCACCGGGAAGCGGTCGGCCTTGGCCGACTCCACCGACAGCGAGGTCGCGGAGGAGGTGATGGTGCCCGTGAGCAGGGCACGGGCGTTGTCCTCGAATTGTTGCGGCATGTCAGGCGCCTTTTCGGATGCTCAGCGCCAGCGGCATGCCAGCGGTGTCGGTGGTGGATCGGGGGTTCAGGCGCGACACCTCATTGGTGTAGGCGCTGCGGCAGTGGTCGCGCTGGCCGCCGAGGCGAAACAGGCCGTCGATGACCGGCTTGAGCCACTTGCCGGGCAGGCGGCCGTCGCGCCAGGCGCGGAACGCCCGGGAGGAAAGCGTCTCGTCGGCCGAGCCACACGCGAAGGCGTTGGCGGCCCGGTCCAGGGCGATCAGGATTTGCAGGATCCACAGGCGCATCGGTCCCCTCCTCGGTGTCGGACCCGGAACCGGGTTCCGGTTTTTGTTCGGCGGCCTAGCTCAGCAGTGGCGAATTTTGCACCCGGAACCGGCGCCGTGCTCACTGCGGCGCGGGCTCCGGTTCGGCCCGAGCTGCGGCGCGCGCGGCCATCAGGTCGAGCACCGGCTGGGCGGCGGCGTCGAGCAGGGCCTGCGCCGCGGCGCGCTCGGCGGCGTCGGCGTCGAGCTCGGGCTGGTTCAGGATGGCGGGCTCCTCGCCCTCGGACAGCACCGGCTCTACCTGGGGCCGCGCAAGGCGCGCCTGGGCGGCCTCGGCGTCCAGCGTCTGCGCCAGCAGCGCCATGTCCTCGCGCGCGGCGCGCCCGGCCAGTTGCACCTCGCGCAGCACCACGGCCAGCGCCACGATCTCGTCCTGCTCGTCCTCGGACAGGGTGTAGGCGATGGGCTCCATGCCGGGCAGCAGGCCGACGAAGGCGCCGAGCATCTTCTGCACGATGAAGTCCCACTCCACGTCGGGGTAGGCGGCGCGGATCAGCTCGCGCATGCGGTTGGAGATGTCGCGCTCGCTCCAGCGCACGTCGGCCATCAGGTCGATGAAACTGCTCAAGCTGCCCTCCGCATGGTTGCCTGCACCCAGGTGCCGTTACCCGGCGCGACGTTGAACCGCACCGTCTCCTTGAAGCCGTCGTACAGGCGCGTCCAGTCCTTGGCGGCGCCCTCGCGCTTGCTCGCGCCCGCGGAGATGACCTCGATGGCTTCCCAACCGGCCGGCAGCGCGAAGTCCGTCTGCGAGGTGACGGCATCGAAGTCGAACACGCGCTGGTCGCGCGCCAGCCGCGCGGCGTCCTCGGCTTTGCGCAGCAGCTCCTCGATGAGGTTTTTGCTGGCGATCGACACGTCCACGCCGGGGTTCGTCGTGGTGCGCGCCAAGAGCTTCACGCCCGAGCGCATGGCGGCCTTGCTGTACGAGCCCGCCGGCACCGCGGCCGACTCCACCCGCACCAGGCCGCTGAACGAGCACTCGTTGGCCGCGGTGGCGACCTTGAGGCGGTCGAGCCGGTCGTCGTAGGCCATGTCGACCACGTTGCCCGTGTCCGGCAGCGTGACCTGGGCGCCGTCCATGAACATCGCCCGCTCCTGGCTGTAGGCCCACTGCGACTGCTCGGCGAACGGCACCGTTGCGCCGACCTTCACCAGCGCCAGCGAGCCGGGGAAGGCAGCCGTCAGCGCCCGGTTGTTCCCCACCGTGCACACGGCGCTGGCGTTGTTCAGCGTAAGCAGCGCGGCACCCGTGGTCTGCGCGACCTGCTCGCCATTGACCTTGAGCGTCAGCGCGCCGCTGGTGGCGTACTCGACGCGGACCTTGACCCAAGTGCCGGTGTTGTAGGCGGCCGTCGTCGTGACGGTGCGGGTGGTGGTGCCGTCGTAGGCTGTGGCGGTGAGGTGGCCCGTGGCATCGGTGCCGAGTGTGAAGTACGCGCCCGTCGCAGCGCTGCGATCGAGGATCGTGCCGGCGACCGCCGTCGTCCAGTTGGCCCAAGCGCTGGCCGTCCATGCTCCGGTGCCGAAGTCCAGATCGGCGCTGTACGCCTCCTGTAGGTAGTTCGTTGCCGAGAAGCCCGAGTAGGCCACCATCTGCGCGGCGGTCGCCACGATGGTCTTGGCGAGGGTGCCGTTGGTGCTCAGGTGCTTGGCCTTGACGCTGCGGTCGGCCGTGGCCGCCTTGACCGAGACGGCACTGACCGTGAAGCTCGCGCCGTTGGTGCTGGATTGGTTCTCCAATCGGAATACGGCCATGCCGGTTACGTTGGAGACGAGGAAGCCCTTGTACGTGCCGCCGGGCGCCATCGAGGGCGGGAGCGACGCCATCCCAGCGCCGGTGGTTGCGTCGGCCAGATTGGCGTAGACCGCATTGGCAGAGCCGGCCGGCACCGTCACCGTGTACTCGACGGCCTGGCCGACCACCACCGGGAACTGCAGGCTGTTGGCCGCGCGGCCGAAGGCCGCGTTGCCGTTCGTCACCGTCATCTGGCCGCCGCTGATGCTGATCACGCCGCTGTTCTGGCCGGTCCAGTCGGTGGCCGTGGCGAAGTTGCCGTTGTTCACCAGCGAGGCATCGCTGACCGTGCCGGCCGAGGTGTCCGCGAGCCACGCCCTGCGGATGTCCCCCACCAGCAAGCCGGTGTTGTAGGTGCCGGTGATGTATGCCGCGAGGCCAGCGGTCGCCGCGCTCGGGTTCTCGCGCACTAGATCAATTCGGTTGGCCGCCGTCCCGCCCTGAACCGCCCACACTTTGCCGGCCCGTGCGATCCGTTTGGCGTTGACGCTGGCGGCGCCGACCGCCGGGGTGCTCGTCGCCGTGTAATCGCGGATGCCCGATGCCGAGGTGATGATGCCCACATTGGAGGTCGCCAAGGGCATTGCAACCATGCGCGTGCTGGCACTGAAGGTCCAGCAGACATCGCCCCGCTCCGTGAACGCGACCGCCGCGCCATCCGTCCCGGTTTGGCCGTAGTTCACCGCCGAGCCGTCGTCCATCAGCACCGTGCCCACCTGGCCTGCGTTGCCTGTGCCCACCGCCACGGCGATGGTCGGCACCGGCAGGCCTGTCACCGGATCGATGGGGGCGTTCGGGCGCACCGTCATGGCGACGGCGTTGACCACGGCAGTGTTCGCGGCCACTGGCTGCGCGCTGCTGGTCAGCATCTTCCCGAGGCCGGCGTTGCGCTGGGCGATGCTGCCCAGGTACGTCTCTTGGCCGGTGGTGATGTGCCGCCAGCCCCGGTCCATGATGAAGTCGATCTGCCCGAGGCCGCTGCCGTTGGCGCCCGTGATGAGGCGCCCGTTCTGCATGGCCGCCGAGGTCAGGCTGCCCGCCACGATGAGCGCGTTGCTCGCGCTCGTGACGAACCGCATCCACATCGGCCGGCCCGGCTCGGTCAGGTCGTAGATCGTGAGGTTGTTCGCCTCGGCCACGAGGGCTGCCAGGCGCGGGAACTTGGCCTTGTTGCCACGGAACACTTCGTTGTCACCCGTTGCCTCGTAGGTGGTGGCCGCGCCGATCTCCACCATCGGCATGGCGATGTCGCAGCCAGTTCCCGATGCGGCCGAGTTCAGGCAGAAGCCGGCGGCCGTGCGCGTCGCAGTCGGCGTGTGGCTGACCGTGTAGGGCACCCACACGTCCTTCGCCTGCGCGTTCAACGTGGTGCCGGACGCGATGGTCGTGTTGCTGGTGCCGTCATAGAAGACCAAGCTCGACGCCGTCACGCCCGTGGGCACGCGCACATAGATCGTGATCCCGTGCGCCATCGCGGCGAGGGAGATTGTGTTGCTCTGCGCCTGCGTTTGACTCAGGCCCTCGAAGCCTGTCGCGGCCACGCGGCGCAGCTTGACGACGCCCGTAGTCGCGCCGTTGACCACCTCCTGCGCCAAGCCGGTGATGCACGCTGCGCCGCTCGCGCCCGTTGCGGCCCAGCCCGTCGGCAGGGTGCTCGCCCCACCTGAGCCAGGCCAGGTCGAGTAGCGCACCAGGTTCTTGGACAGTCGGTAGAACTTCCCATCTGTGGCGAGCTGGTAGTAGCTGCCGCTGGTGGTGTTGAAGGCGGTGACGGGCTTGATCGACAGCTTGTAGATCGTCGTGGTCAGCCCGGCCACGTTCGGGACAACTAGGTCGAAAGCCGTCCCGTTGGGCACGAACGGCATCGTGATCGTCTTGACGCCAGCGTCGTACAGATTCGCGCCGCCGAACGCGCCGTTGTGCGACCCGGCCATGTTGGCGGCTGTTCCCTTGTCCACGGTCCACACCGCGACATAGAGCTGCCCTGCCGTGAGCCCGGCAGCGGAATAGCGGACGCCAGGGGACACCGGGCTACCCGAGGTGGTCAAGATGCCGACGCCACCGGACACGGTGAACGTCGAACCCGTGCCAATGGCGTTCCAGTTCACCGCCCCGTTGGAGAAGTCGCCGTTGGTAGTCGCTTCAGCGCCGAGCGTCGCTCCAACAAGGCGCGCCTCCAGCTCGCGCTGGTGCCCGACGCCATTGGGGGACGTGAGCCACGGCCCATTGAGCGGCTCGTTGTACCAGGACGTGTTCGCCGATTGCTCGCACAGGCGCAGGCCGCCGTCGCTGTCCTTGCTGGTGTCGTAGATGAACTGCGCCGTCACCGCGTTGGGGGAGCGGTGCAGCGCCGCGCCGGTGACGCCCGACAGATCCTGCTGGGCCACGCTGGCGGCGCTGGCCGCGTAGGAGGCCGACAGGTTCGCCTGGGCCTGCGCGGTGCTCGCGTACCCCAGCCCGATCGCCAGCGACGCGCTGATGGCCGCCGCGCTGCCGAAGATGGCCAGCACGCTCGAGGCGCTGGAGCCGGCCTTGCCCGCCTGCACGGTGGCCTCGTCCTTCATGGCGGCCGCCTGCACGGCCTGCGCCGCCGCTGCGTTGGCCGAGGCCAGTGCCTCGCCCGCATGGGTGCCGGCGGCCGTGACTTGCGCCGCGGCCAGCGTGACCTGCGCCTGGGCATCGGTCACGGCCTGCTGCGCGAGCGCACGCTGCGTGCTGGCGGTGGTGGCACTGGCCGCCGCGGCGCCGGCGGACCCGGCCGCCTCGCTCGCCTTGGTGGTGGCCGTGGTGGCGCTGCCCGCCGCCTCGCCAGCCTTGGTCGTGGCGGTGGTCGCCTGCGTGGTGGCCGTGGTGGCGCTGCCGGCGGCCGACGTGGCGCTGGTGGCCGCGTTGGTCGCGCTGGTGGCCGCTGCCGTGGCGCTGCCGGCCGCAGCCGTCGCGCTGGTGCCGGCGTTGGTGGCCTGCGTGCCGGCCGCGGTCACGCTCGCGGCGGCCTGGCCGGCGCTGGAGGCCGCATCGGATGCGCTGGTCGCGGCGGCGGTCGCGCTCCCGGCGGCGGCGCCGGCGCTGGTGGCGGCAGCCGAGGCGCTGGTGGCGGCTTCGGTGGCCGACTCCAGGGCCTGCGCGCCGGCAGCCACGGCTGCGTCGACGCTCACCTGACCCTCGGGCTTGGGCGCGCTCGGCGGGGTCGCCGCGATCGCCTCCAGCGCCACGCTTGCGAGGTCGGGCACCACGCAGGTCGTGCGCTCGGTCTTTTCGCTGCCCTCGATCGTCACGTTGTAGACGCTCGAGCCCAGCGCGTTGCGCCACAGGTTGGCCGTGATGAGGCCCGTCACCGGGTCGGCCACCGCGTACACCTCGGAGGGCAGCACGTAGCCCAGACCGGCGGACACGTCGGTGCTCGCCAGCTTGAACGAGATGGCGGCCTTGAGGTCCGGCTGGCCGCTGGCCAGGTAGACGGTGGTGGAGACGGCGCAGGTCGGAGCGGTCATGGAATCCTCGGATTACGGGGCTGCGTTCTTGTCGACGACGGGGTAGCCCGGCGCCTCGGCCGAGTTTGCCGATGGGCTGGCCTTTTTCTGCTTCTGGATCTGCACGCCCAGCGTCTGCGCGAACTTGGTGTAGTGCGCCACCGACAGCTCGGCGTGGCCGGGGTTCTCGCCGTCCTGCGCGTAGGCCATGTGCAGCACGTACTCGACCAGCGCATTGAGGTAGCTGTCGTTCAGCGGCAGGGTGTCGCCCAGCGCCGTGATGGACACCGGGTGCTTGTGCAGCAGCCCCTCGACGTACCACGTGCCGCTCGTGATGGCCGGCCACACGTAGAAGGCGCCCGGGTCGCGGTCGTCGATGACCAGATGGCGCACGGCGGCGCCCTTGTCGGTGCGCCAGGTCGGCACGCTGGCAGCCAGCCGGTCGGCCGCCACGGTGCTGATGGCGCGGCCCGGGGTGAGGCCGTCGGCGCCCATGTTGGCCGTCAGGTCCAGCACGGCGATGACATCGGCCGGCACCTCCTGGCGCGTGAGGCCGGCGGTGATCTGGATGGCCGCCGAGACGGTCGACGCCTTGGGCTTCAAGGTGGCGATCTCGCGCACGCCCATGTTGATCCAGCGCAGGCGGTCGGCGGCCTTCCACGTGACCGAGTTGGGATCCACCAGCAGGCCGCCGGCGATGGTGTCGATGTCGCTGCCCTTCATGGTCAGTACCAGTTCGTGACGGTGCGCCGGCGCGCGTTGGTGTGGGCCTTCCAGACTTTTTGCCGGGTGGCGTCGATGGCGTCCTGAAACTCGCCGGCCTTGACCTGCGCCAGCGCCGGGTTCGCCCAAGCGGCCTTGTTCAGGATCAGCAGCGTCGACAGCGCGCCGGCGGCGATGGCCGTGCGGTAGCGGTCGGCGATG